AACAAAACAATTTTGTGCTTTAAGTAAATGGACAAAAGAAAACCCTGATTTTCAAAATAATGAAACAAAACAAAATTATTATACACATACATTAGTAGCAATAGCAAATAACAAAGAACAAAATGAAGAAAAAATAATAAGGAAACTTTGCACAAGCAGTTATATTAAAGAAGAGGATTAATTAATTTTTCTTTATAATAATATTTAATATTTGTAATGAATTAATATTATAAACATTATAAATAGTATATTTATAATATTACTAAAATAAAATGGATTTAGACATTACTAATTATGATTATGATGACATATTAAAGCTATTTGCTATAGGCAAACACTTTAACGAAGAAGACTTAAAGAGTGCGAAAAAACGCGTTTTAGCAAGTCATCCCGATAAGTCAGGACTAGATAAAAGTTATTTCCTATTTTTCTCAAGTGCCTATAAAATTTTGTTTAACATTTATAATTTTAGAGAGAAACACAGTTCATTAACAAATTTAAATAATTATAATGAAAATTACGAGGCTGACAAAGATGAAGTAAATGAAGAGTTAATACATAAAATAATGACCACAAAATCAACACAAGAATTCAATAAATGGTTTAACGAGCAATTTGACACTATGAAAATTGCTAATGACTATGAAGAAAATGAAGAGTTAATACATAAAATAATGACCACAAAATCAACACAAGAATTCAATAAATGGTTTAACGAGCAATTTGACACTATGAAAATTGCTAATGACTATGAAGAAAATGGATACGGCGATTGGCTTAATTCCAGTAATAATGAAGAAACAGTAAAATGTACGGATATAAATTCAATACATAAAATAATGGAAGAAAAAAAGAAGGTTCTAAGAAGCAACAATTTAATAAAAAAGAAAGACATTAGTGAGTTTAACAATACTAACTATTGCGAATTAACAAATTCAAAACCAGAAGATTACAGTTCGGGATTATTTAGTAAATTCCAATATGAGGATTTAAAGAAGGCGCACGAAGAAAGTATAATACCAGTAACAAACGAAGATAATATAAGCAATTACACTTCACTTGATGATATAAAATTCAAAAGAACGCAACAATCTATTGTTCCAATGAAAAATGACGAGGCAAATAAATATTTGAATAAAACTAAAGAAGATGAAAATGACATCTCATGTATGAGAGCATATAATTTATATAAACAAGATGAAATTAATAAGAAAAATAATGATAAATTTTGGAGCAATTTAAAGCAATTGCTTTAAGAAATTTTATTACATATATAATAAAATTTTAATATATAAAAGTATATATAATATGAATATTAAAAAAATAAATTTTTTCAATCTATTTATTAGTATTGTACTTTTAATGGTTATAGGATATATATATAAAAAATTTAAATTAAATGTAGATTCCAATACCCAAGTAGAGGAGTTAAATGTAATAAAGAAATATTTATTAAATGATGATGTAGATAATACAATTGACAAATTAAGTGCTATAAAAAAACCTATAATATGGATACATATTGATTATGTTAAAAATAGTAGGCAATGGGAGTCTTTTGGTTCTAGAAATAGCAATGAATTAAACCAAGATTATTTATATTTAACAATAAGATCAATTATAAATAAATGTTCCGATTATTTCCATATTATTATTATCGACGATAATTCGTTTCATAAATTATTAGAAAATAATACTATGGACTTAAACAAAGTTTCGGACCCTATTAAATCCAATTTAAGAACATTAAATATAATGAAATTATTATATAGTTATGGGGGACTATATATAGAAAATTCATTTATATTATTTAAATCATTAGATAAAATCTATGAAAATATTTTAACAAATAATAAAATGGTAACAGCAGAATTCAAAAATACATCTTCCAATTCGCATATTATGCATTTTATGCCAGCTACTAAGTTTATTGGGTGTATAAAAGAATGTAAAAAAATGAAAGAATTTATCAATCATTTAGAAATTTTATATAGTTCTGATTATTCAAATAGTACAAATATTGAAGATTTAGTAAATAAATGGTTATTAATGAAGAGTCAAAATGACGAAATCGATTTAATAAATGGGCAATATATAGGCACCAAAAATATAAATAACAAATTAATCAATTTAGAAGATATTATGAGTTCGACTTTCTTAGAACTAAATGCCAAATGTTATGGTTTATACGTGCCATCCGATGAATTATTAAAAAGAAATAACTATAATTGGTTTTGTAAGTTGAATTCAAAAGAGGTGTTGGAAGCCAACACAAACTTATCCAAATATTTATTATTAACAAATTAATATTGAAACCTTAGTGTTAGTGTTAGTGTTAGTGTTAGTGTTATAGTTATAATTATAATTATAATACTTTTTCCAAAAGTTGTTTTGATTCTTGAGAGATTGTTAGTGGAAATGTTATATTGAATTTTATAATAAGGTTTCCAACAAAAGTATCTCTAATAAACCCCATATTAGGAATCACTTTTTCATAATTAAAATTTATTATTTCAAAACATGTAATTTTAAAATTTTTATTGTTAATATGATTTAAATTAAAAGTAAATCCTAACAACGCCTGTTTTAGCGTTATAGTTTTAACAAATATAATATCTAGCCCGTTTCTCTCAAACACTTCATGTTTTAACAAACTAATTATAACTTTAATATTACTATAATTAATTATTCCATTATAATTATACACATTTCCCTTATTTGGCAATGTGATAATTTCGTTGTTATCAATACCTTTTGGTATAGGTATATAAAGTGTTTCCATTTCATTGCCTATAACATTATTTACCGTTATTTTTCTATTTACCACAATAGGTTTATTACATCCATTGTATGCTTCATTAAAACTTATATTTAAATTTGTAGTAATATCTTCGGCATTATTAGAATTCATATTAGAATTCATATTAGAATTCATATTAGAATTCATATTAGAATTCATATTAGAATTCATATTAGAATTCATATTAGAATTACAATATTTTAATATATCATTATGTGATTCATTTTTATGATATTTCTCAACTTCATTATGTAATTCGGCAACATTATATGTACTATTGCTATTATACTTATCAAGTAATTTACTATATGCTTCATTAATTTTATTAAATTGCTCAGGATCACAATTCTTATTTTTATCCGGATGAAATCTTATAGATAATTGTCTATATGCTTTTTTTATATCATTTATAGTTGCGTTTTTTGATAAATTCAGTATATTATAATAGTTATCATAACTCATATTATATTAAATTATAATAGATTATTACTTAAATTATTATATTATAACTCATATAATATTATAACTCATATAATATTAAAGTATTATAACTTAAATTATTATAACTATTATACTATAATAATTTAAATTATGAATAATTTATTAATACATAAATATAAACCAAAAACTATAGATGATTTATTATTGAGCAATAATAATAAAAATTTATTAAATAAATATTTGGAAAACAGTTATTTTAATCTAATTTTAGAAGGTGAATCAGGGTGTGGAAAATCAAGTTTAATTAACATAATAATAAAACATTATTACAATAATAATAATTTAATAAATAGTTATGTATGTTATATTAGTTTATTGAGAGATCAAGGCATTCATTTTTACAAAAACGAAGTCAAAATATTTATAAACAATTGTATAAATAATAGTTATAAAAAAATAATTGTAATTGAGGACGTGGAAATGTTTTCAGATGTAATTCAGCAATATTTTTATGAATTAGTAAAAAATTATAAAAACATTATCTATTTTATATTATCTACTTCAAATATACTAAAAATAAATAGCAATTTTTCTTACTTATTAGATATAATAAAATTTGAACCGTTAAATCGCGATTATTTATTGAATATATTGAATACAATAATTCGCGAAGAAAATATCAATATTGATAATAATATAAAAACATACATAATCAATTTATCAAATAACTCAATAAATAATTTAATAAATAATATCGAAAAAATAAAATTATTATATAATAATTTTGAATCGCTAAATGATGTTAAAGAATTAGATATTGAATCAAACATAATTATAAATTATTATGATGAACTAATTGATCATTGTATAAATAAAGAAAAAAAAGAAGCAGTTAGTTTTGTATTAAATCTAATTCATAAAGGACATTCAATTATTGATATTTTAGAAAATTTTTTATATTATATAAAAAATAACACCATAAATATAGTAGAACAAAAGAAATATTTGATAATTAAATATATAATAAATTACATAAATAATCATTTTACCATCGAAGAAGATAACATTGAAATAATATTTTTCGTAAATCACTTGTATAATATAATTAACACAAACTAGAGAGGTAATATGTCTTTTTCTTTAAGTATTATATATAATATATATAATGAGTAATACATTTATAAATGATATAAGTTCAAATTCTATAAAAGAATATGTTTATAATTATTTAGACATATATTGTATAAAAGAGGGTGATTATTTATATATAAATAAAGAAATATATAAAAAATATGAAATTAATAATAAAATAGAAGAATTCATAAACTATATAAAGCAATTTTATAAAACTTCTAAGAAATATTTTACTGAACGCACAACAAATTATAATACTTTTATAAGTATTTTGCGACATATTTGTAAATTACTAAAAATAAATTATTATAAAAAGATTATTTACAATAATAATTCATATTATATAGTATATTATATAAAAACAGAGAATAATAACATTTTATGAACTGATCCTTCGTGTTTCAATTCGTGTAGAGGTTAAATAAATGGAGTTTTCAGTACATATTATATATACTTCATCCATTTTATATATTTTAACAATTGGACTTGTATATTCTTCTTCGTTTTTAACTAATAATTTTTCTTTATTTTCTTTAACACCTATTAGAACTTTTTTTTCAAGAGAATCCGTCCAATAATCTAACATAATAGGTTTATCTTCTGTGATTGATATTTTAGCTATTTGATTCCATATAGTGGAAGGAGGCATTACTAATTTATCATTATCACTACTCATTTTATATAAATGTATTTGTTAAAAACTTTAAATTGTTTTTTTGGTATTATATATTATATTAATTGATTTAATATTAATTGATTTAATATTGATTGATTTAATATTGATTGATTTAATCGAATATTATATTTTTGAATATTATAAAATGGACACGCCAGAGAAGTATGACGAGTTTTATAAGTTATTAAAAAATTACACAAATGTTTTCTATAAAAATTTGCTAATAAGATATCTAAATAAACCAAATTATTTAGAGATGCTATATGTAAAAGGGTTATTTTTATTAAAAAATATTTACATGCTTCTGTTTTTTTATTGCGAAAATATTAATGAACTAGCATTAATAGTCGAAAAAGCATATATATATTATATTGAATTTTTGATTCAAATAAATTTAAATTCGATGAATATGGAATTAAATTTGAGAGATGCTGTGTTATTTACTTATAAAAGAACAGTATTAAGTTATAAGAAACAAAGCACCCAAAATCAAAATCAAAATCAAAATCAAAATAAAGAATTAGATACTTATTTCAATATTTTATGTAATTTTTTTTATTTAACATATAATAGAAATTTTATTGAAAATGATCAAGCACAAATAATTAACGACACCAATTATATTAATTCGTTTGTAATAAAAAAATTAAATAGTGTTGAGGAGTTAGAAAAAAAACTGCGAAACTA